CCTCTTTACAAAGAAGTCGACCTCACTGTCACTCTCCCACATCTGTTCCTTCTGATCCCCCAGGCCGCCCACGCAACCCAGGATCTGGTTAGCCAATCCCCTACCACGGGCAATCGGTTCACCCAGCACAAGGACATCTTCGTCATCCGAAATGGTTTCAATTTGACGGACCTTGGGAGCCTTTTCATTCACCACTACTAAGGCCCCCTCCATCCTCCCATCTTCGGACTCCCCTGAGGAACAACCCTCAGTGGAGGGCCGTGGGCGAACCACATGCCGCTCTCCATATCCATACAGACCACTGGTAGTCTTCATCCCAAGCCTCCAGTACCCCATCGTGGTTCCCATCTTTGGTGACGTGCGGTAGCGTTGAGGTAGCCGAAACCACCCCAGTCGAATATTTGTGAGATATTTCATTAACCCTTCCCACAAGTCTCGCACTGGATCACATAAACGCCCACTGGGTACCATCCGGTTTATGATGGTAATCTCTTCCCGCAGTTGTTCATTGACCCGCCCGATGGACGTCGGAATGCACTTATTCTCTCCGAATCCGAGCCATACTCCCAGGGCACCCTCTAAGAGTGCCGTGATTTCTTTTTCGAACTCATCGATCGTAAGCCCAGTCTTGGCTGCGTCCGTCCACGCGAGCATATCACCCCAATCTTCTTGTTCCTCGCGTATACGCTGCAAGATGGTCTCCCGGATAACCTTTCCTCCGTCTGAGGCACTCGATTTCCAGGGCGCTTGCAGTCTTAGAAGGATGCCTATTCCCGCACTCCCCTGACTCATCGCAACTCTCAAAGCTCTGACCCATTGGGGCCTAAGAGCCTTGATCGCCTTGATTTGCCGGTCTGGAGCACAGGGAAATCCTGGGCCTCCGAATTCACGCGGTAGAAACGGATCTAGTCCCACACGACGGAACTCGTAGAATTCGTCGCGGAATGTCACTTCACATATATACTCAACGCCCTTGGCATATGGTATTGACGTGCCTCCCATAAACCTGGGGACGCGCCGGCTTTCGCCGGGCTGTACTTTCGGCTCGCCGTCCAGCACGGAGACGCTGATGGTATCATGCCATGTGACAATTCGATCTGAGTCTAGAATAGCTAAACGCTCGACCAATGTCCCCCCAGCCTCCGAGAGAAGGTCCTTCCCAAGGTTCACCTCCCCCCCATGACTACGTAGGGAATTATCGAATTCCTGACATGCTCCGATAGCCGCAACTATCATCGCATCGTCCCCCACAACCCTAGATTGCACTAAGGATTTCACCGCTGTTACATGCTTAAGCGTATACAGCGAAAGGGTTGGCCATGTTGGGCCCCTGCCCATTGCAGGTTTCCCTTTTGTGGTATAGGAAAATGCCATTCCATCAGCCCCTTTGCCCTCAATGAGAACAGGCCGGGCATAAAAGAGTAGCATGCGTGCAAACGGACTGTCAAGCGGGATCTTCAGGCCACGTAGCACCCCCCGTAGGATCGCCTTGTGATCATCCCCCGATATCTTGTCCGATGCCCTGACAAGATCCACTGAGCGTATCTCATATCCGCTAGGCACCTTAACCTGGCTAGGGTCAAGCTCCTTCGGCTCCGAGAACGGGTCAGTACGCGGATCCTGGGCTAACAATCCTAACAACCATGAGTTGTAAAGACTGCCGACCATCGCTGAGGCAACCGCATTTGGTGTAACCAACCTAACCTTGCGTGACTTCTCTTTGATGGCACAAAGCCCGACTTTGTCAAGATAGCCGTCTTTGGCGATATAGTCCGACCACAGTGATCCCACACAGGCAGCAATTGCAAGTAAATGCGGTCGCTGAAATGTGTAAAAGTCGTAGTGGTTATAGGACAGTGTCTCCTGATACCCCTGTCTCCAGTGGAATAACAGTTGATCACCTCTCATCCGCCATTGACCGTCCCTTCCAAGCATGGCATCAGAGTTTTTCCAGTCATCCGTGACCTCCGAAAAGGCCTCGAACGGCTGGACGAAGTCTGACACGATCTTGGAGAACTCCACCGCCTCGCATTTAGTGAAGAGCCGCTCTCCCAGCCCTAACACTAGCTCCCTGACCCCCCGACGCCAGCCACCCGTTTTGCGCCCGAAGCCTAAGCCCCCAGACGTTCCATAGGTGCACTTAATGGGCGGCATAGACTTGCCATGCGCCCACCTTGTGGCAAAGAGTTCCATCTGCTTCCGGTGCTTCCGTGTTGGACGGAAGTCGGAATCCATGTCGACTCGATGCTGCTGCAACGCGGCTAAGACCTCATCTCCCGCTGGATAAGGCCCTGCCCTAGCAACCCTTGAGAGTTGAAAGAGCGCTACCCTCTGCATAACCTTCGTAAAGGAATTCAGCGAGAGGGTTCCGCGAAGTTCGAGTTCCATCACACAAGATCCTGACACAGACGCCCCCCGCCAAGACAGCGCATAATACTTCGGCCTAGTGATAAACCGGAGTACTGTGACTGCAAGGCACCTGAGTGCTGTGCGATCGTGTGACGTAACGGGGCCGTTGCTTAACAAGCGAGGCAATGCAACCGGTTGAACGAGCACCATTGCCCGCATTAGGGATTCACCCCACACCCGGCTGCCTTCGTCAAATCCATCCTCCTCGGCTAATTTGAGTAACCTTTTAGAAAGGTTCTCGGGAACCACATCGGATAACCTCTCAATGAGACTACCCTCCGTTGGTGGACGAGCGGGTGCCACCCGCCTGCTCGATGGCTCTCCGGATCTCCGGGAGTTGCCACACGCCCCAGCCCGATTAGCATTTGCATGCTTTTGGCTGCGTGGCCCAACGCCAAGGACCGAGCCGAATCCCTGACTCATGTCTGCGGAACGCTTAGTCCCAC